AAACCTGTATGTTCTGTTCCATCACCTGCTTTTCCTCCTCGCTAGGTGCTACATCTAAAGTCATACCAAACTCGTGAACAGAAAGTTTCTTCATCATGTCTATACTGTGCATAGAAGTCTCACCAATAACATTGGTGTACATACCATGAAGACCTTTGAAGTTTACCAAGTCCTGCATACGAACAGTAATACTTTGAGATACTCTTTTTGTTACGTTAAGGTAAGCATCATTAATATCTCTAGTAGCGTTATTAGATGCTAGCAGTGCTAACTTCTGTACACCTACCAAAGCCTCGCTAGATGGCTGTGAAGCATCTCTAGCCTCGTTGACACCTGTAACGTCACGAAGCATCTGTAAGTTGTGCTGATACACGTTAATAAGAGTACCGAAGTCTCTACCAATACCATTCTCTAACTCCTGTATAGGCATAGCTCCAGTCATCTGACCTTCATCATCTATCCTTCGATAGTAGATGTTACCAGTTTGATCGTAGATTTCTTGAAGCTCCATAGGAGTAAAGGTACCACCATCTCCTTTGGATACGTTCTCTAAAGAACCAATCTCAAACGCAGCACCCTTTGGTCTAGCCTTAGCAAGTACTTGTTGAATCTTAAGGTGAGCTAACTGTATCTGGTCAGCAAAAGGAATCATACGATCCACCAAAGACTTAGACTTCATTTTGTATAAGTTTGGCTGGTAAACTATATACGAAAGTCTAGTTTCTGAAAGGTTAGACTTAGGTCTAGGCATATCTTTCATCAACCCGTAGTTAAAGATGTAGTCTGTATCTACAATGTACTTACCTTTATATATAACCTTTACAGTAGACCCTAGATCTTCCCTTTTAGTCTTAGAGTTTTTAGGAGCCTTGTACTTAGGCCCTTTCTTGTTTACAGAGTACCCTCCATGCTTATTCTCTTTTTTCTCGTACTTTAAAGAGTGTGAGGTGATAAACTCAGCGTCTAATATATTAATGCTAAACTTGTCGTAGTCGTAAGTCTCACTACCGTTATCGTAAAACGCTGTAGTGCTGTAGTTAATAGGATTGTTATTTTTCCCTGCGTACTGTTTAGCTATAGATATGTACTCTTCCTCACTAAACTCATCTCCTGCTTGTTGTTTAAGATCAGCAATAGTAATAGAGTAAATCTCTCCAGCGTGACGTATGTTTTTAAAGTCAGGCTTCGCAGAGAAAGAAGTAATAAGGTTAGCAGGGTCTACGTGACGAATCTTTACACCTTCTGTTTTGGATAGCTCTGTCTTTGCAGCACATATACCTAAAACTACAAGGTCACGTATCATATAACGCTTAAGCTCGTCGTAGTCATTAACATCAAGAGTATACTCAATAGCTTTTTCTAAAGCAATCTCCACGTTTTGTTTATAGTTAAGGGCCATAAACATTTCGATCTCTTCAGGGGTTTCAGCTACAAAACCTTTAGACGTCATAGGTACACCAGTCTGATCTTCCATATCCTCCAAGAAGTCTTTGTTGATCATATCAGCAAACATCTTTTTCTTCTTGTCAAGTCTTTCTGCTGCAGCTATTGGGTCTATAGACTTAGCTTTAACATCATATTCCTGATTTACCATACCGTTGATAATAACGTCAACAAACTTAGGAATGATAGATACAGGCGTCCAGTCTATGTTAAGGTAAGAAGAGTCTCCTTGAACGTCAAGCAAGTCTTTATACTTACCAACGTCTTGGTTGCCTTCAGCGTAACTCCTGTTACGGGAGTACCTCATTTTAATATCTCTAAAATATACGTCTCCGTTGTTCTTCCACTCGTAGTACATAGCCTTAAAGTAACTAAGACCATAGCTATTAGTAGCTTTTTCTTCGTTAGTAGATAGAGGAGAAGGATAGCCGTTTAACTCTTCCTTGCTGTTATTGTAAATCATGCCCTTAATTTTTTACTAGCCATCCCCTTGTTGTTGTACCTTTTAACTAAAGGAGACGATATTTTTAATTCTTTTTTAGGTTTTATATACTTCTGTGAAGCCAGTAAAGCCAACGAGGACGATATACTAGCATCGTATTTTGTTCTGTTATCTATTTCAAATCTACTCCAGTCATCAAGTAAGACGTTAAAATAACACCTTCCCATCTCACCAGTTTCTTCATTTTGACCAACGTGATCGTATATATACGTAGCTATAGCTTCTGCTTGAGCGTTAATTACAGCAGCACCAGATCCAGGTATACCCTTTGTCTTTTGCTTGCCTCTACTCCAGTCTGTATGCGTCATATCTGGTCTATCCATAAGATACTCGTAGTATCCTCTATTCTCAAAGTACTTTAATATACCTACCTTGTTATTCTCCACTAATATCTGGCAACCATAAAAGACACACATCTTAATCATGTCTTCGTAAAATATTTCCGCTTTAGGCGGTCTATTAATATACTCACACACAAACTGCATAGACGCATCGCTTGCCATGCTAAACTTATGAAAAACATGAGCAGAAGCATCAGATCTCCTGCCATCAGTAGTGGTGTCATGGTCATAAGGGTCACAGCCTGCCACCAAGACATCTGTCCTTCCAGGAAATCTTTTACCGTACCTACTAGAGATAACGTTTTGATCTTGATGTTCTGGAACCCAACTAATCTCCCACTTACCTTTTCTATGAGGTATCCAAATAACCTCTTCATCTTGTTTCCCATTCCTCCAAACGAACTCTCCTCTAGTCGTTGTTGTGTTATTAACCTCGTTATAATCCATCTGTTGATAGATTCTTTCAACGTCAAAGATACAACTTTGTGTGTCATTCCTAAAGGATTCCTCTACAGTAAATGGAAACTGACGTTTAAACTCAGATAAAGCTGTAGTATCGTTCTTTAAAGCGTCTCTTCTGTTCTGAATATAATCTTTAGCCCCAACGTCTACAAGCATCTCGTCAATGCCCATAATCGGCTTCTTAGGGGTTTCTATAACAGAGTATCCATACTCGTCTATAAAGCCTTCTAAGTTGTCGTATGCAGGTATAAATAGTTTATATAAACCACTTTTAGTCCTACCGTTAAGATCTTTATCGTCAGTATTAGAGTCGTAGAATATATCTTTAAACTCCGCACCACCATCTTGCTGCTTATTCGCAGTAGAACCCATCATACATTTACCAACAACCTTTCGACCTAAAAGTAAACACGTTTGTGTAACCCCCCAGTTCTTCTTAATAGAATTTTGACCCGTCCACTTTCCAGCTTCATCATGGATTAGAAGTTTAAGCTTCATACCATCATAACTGTTGTCTGCGGTGTTTCTCCAGTCTATTGTAGAATTTAAAGCCTCAGACTTCTCTATATGCTTTTGATTCTTAGTAATCTTTTTAGCAGGCTCCCTAAAGGCTAGCTCCACACGAGGATTACTAGAACCATCTTGTATAGGCTGAAAAAAGAAAGGGTAGTTCCTATATATACGAACCACCTTGTCTGTAAACATTGTCTTAGCATCAGCACCAGTCTTAGATAGCAAACCAAAGTTACTGTCGTAAGTCTGAGTAGCCTGATTTACAATTTCACTACTAGCCATGTACGAAAAACCACTACGTCTGTTCTTAAGGAAACACATCCCATAAGAGTTTTTATCTAGCTTACACGCTTCCCAAAAAATAAAGAACGTCCTGTTAGCATCCCTGTAATCAGGGTATCCAACATCTATCTTACTCCACTGAATAAACATATAGTGAGAACCTGTAATATAGGTTGGTACTCCGTTATTAAAAAACCAAAGCCCATCTCTTCTACGTCTAAACTCTTCTTCTATATAGTCCACATAATCTGTGGCGTTATCTCTACTTAACCCTTTAGGTATATCCTCCCTGGTCCACTTTTGTTTTCCTTTAGGAAGGTTGTGGTAGAGTATGTCCTTTTTTAATCTAGGCTTTTTAGGTAGTACGATCTTTAAGTTGTCAAACTCTAAAACCTCACCCTCGCTGCCTTCGATTAAATATACTTTATCACTTTTTTGCATACCTCTCAGCAAAAGACCCTTTAAAGTCTTTTTTATCTTCTATAAGGGACTCGCCCTCTTTAATTCTATCTTCAAGGTTCTTAATACCTAAAAGAATTTCTTGACAGTCCTCAAAGCATTCTCGTTTAGCTTTTATAGCCTGTCTTCGCCTAGCATCGTCTTCTTCTACTAAAGGCTTGCTAATCTCTTCTATTAAAAGATCAATAGCACCTTTACTAGCCTCTATCAGCTTCTCTAAAGTTTCAAGAGCGTAGTTTTTATTACTATCTTTCATACTTACAAAGAACATCAAAGTTACGCATACGAAGAAGCTTTCTTCCGTCTATATCCATATCGTACTCAGAATTCTCGCTCCACATCACCCTATCTCCCTCTTCAACTCCTTGCTCTTTCATCCACTCGTTAATAATAACAGCTTCACCATGCAGGTCTACTTCTTGAGACTCTGTACCTAAAAATATACCAGAATCTGATTTTTCTGGATCTTTCATTTCCTGCTCCATAAAGTTCCAGACACCTACAGGGATATACTCGTCATCTCTTTTTATTAGGTATATCTGGTCCATACTAGCCTGATATATATTTTCTTTATCTGCGTGTTTAACAAGGTTTACAGGTGTAGCTATAAAGTGGTGAAACCATACCTTATCACCTTCCTGTATTCCCGAATCTTTAGTGTCCTGAATCGGAGTCCTGTAAACTGTACCATACTGTCTAGCTAACTTCATAGGGTCGTAAGAAGTATCTCTATACAACTCTTTTCCGTTTAACATGATGGTATCTTCTGTTTCTTTTTCTACCTCTATCCAGTAGCTATCTTTAATTGGCCTCATGTCTTTGTCTTTAAATTTACTTTACCTCGTACTCTTCTAAATTGTCTGTGTTGTACTCTATTGCCGTAGGTTGAGAAAAAAACCTCTTCCAGGGCCTAGAAAACTCTTCAGTCTCTTTTTTAACGTATACGTCGTACACTACTTGTTGATGTTTGTACCACGCTGCCTCATCTTGAATGATGGCTGTAACTCTAAGGGACCCTCCTAGCATTCTTTGACCTACCTGATAAGTAAGCCCCTGCTTTAAATCCCCTATAGTTATCTTTCTAATAATAGGGTTAATTGCTTCCATTTAATTTAATTAAGTTAAGTTTCTTGTAGCTTTTATAAAGTGGTTGAAAATTTCTTTATTAGTTGAAGTTAAGGTTTGCACCGCTAAAACAGGAATCAAATCTTGAGTAGAGCTTAAAGCTAAAGAAGACCTTGTAGAGTTGCTTTCTGTAACACCACCTGCAGTGGTTGAAGTACTAGTATGGGTTAAACCATACTGAACTCCGTTAACAAAAACAGAAGCCTTAAAGTTTTCGTCAAAATCTATTTTTAATCTGTATGTAGTATTTGCTGCAATAGATATACCTAAGTTTGTTATGTAATCTGTACCAGATATACTATACACAAAATGTAAGTTACCGTTAGTAGTTAAGGCCCCTAAGTCGTCATTTGATGCGTATATAAAGTAAGCCTGGTGAGGATCTGTAGCGTAACTTCCAGGAGTGGTTAATTTCCATCCCCCCCAAAAAGCCATATCTGCAACACTAGAAGAGGTTGTAATAGGTATCTGAATACTCGTTTCTTTTGATACTGGAGTATTAAGGTTAGAGTTCCAAGGGCTAACATTTGCTGCCGCTGGGTGAGGCCCACCCTTGTAGATTCCGTTGTCTCCAGTTTTAGGAAAAACAATTAACTGATCATTATCAGCCCCTGCAGTTTGCATTTTTACACCAGCAACGCCAACTCCGTACCCAATTCTACTCTCACTAACGTTAGTTCCAGTAAGCTGCCAGCCTCCGCTAGATCTTAAGTGAGGGTCCACCGTTACGTGAATTTCATAAGTTTGAGCCGCAACATCTACAGCGTTAGTAGATAATCTAATTTTACAAGACCCGTCGTCAACATCATGAACCATTACAGATACCATAGCGTTATCAGCTATAGTGCCACTTGAATTTGTAAGGTAGGCTAAAACGTGAGAGTTGTCTTGAATCATGTTATTGTTTAAAGTAAACTCTACAGAGTCTGTAGCTGCAAGATCAATACTAGCTGTAGTAATTCTAACAAGTCTAGAGTTTTGAGTAACAGCAGTAGTACCGCTAGTGTCTTGAGTTACCTCTACATTACCAAGTTGAATCATTGGTAAGTCATGAAAATATTCTGTAAGAGAGTATTTGTCTTCTGATTGAGATAAAACACCACCAATACTTAGGTTTCCTGACTTGTCAAGACTCATAGACTGAAAGCTATCAACGGTAAAGTTCATAGAATCGTTAGAGTGATCGTAAGATATACCACCTACATCGTTATCGTTAGCGTCACCAAAATATATATGACCAAAGTTAGAAGCTCCAGAGAGTATAGAAAGACCTGAGTCTCCAGAGTTTTCTAAAGTTAACTGGTTAGCAAAAGAGCTAGCAGTTACAGACCCTGCAGAACCAGAAAGAACGTGAAGAAGACCATCTGGTGTAGCACCTCCAGTATTAATACCTAATTTTAAAACTTCAGCACTTGTTGTTGAAACCTTTAAAGAAGTAGGCGTTCCTGAACCCGTACTAACCTGCTTTAAAGACGAGTCAGTAACTTCGCTGTCTGTTTGTATTAAACGCTGATACGTTCTTGATATTGTTTTACCTTGTAGTGAGCTCATTGTTTACTTCTTTTTTATTTTTTCGATAGACCTACCTGCAAAGTAAGCCCCGTATACTGTTATTAATAA